ACGCCAGCTTGCGCTATGTAGAAAAGACCCAGCAAGTCGGCTAAAGCTTTAACGCGATTGTCCGATATAACCGGTAAAAAAAGAACGATGCTAAATACAATCATGCTGCCCATAGCAAGCCAAGCCATGCGCTTTTGAGCGTCGCTTTTTTCCTCGCGAAGCTCCATTTCAATCATTTCTTTTTCTCGCGCCAGTTCCGCGTCTGTTACGATACCGTCACCGTCCAGATCGTGTTTATTATAACGGCTGTTGTTTTCTAACTTCTTCTGGGTCATAACATTATTGAAAACAAAAAGACAAAAAACACCAAGCTTAAAACTACTACGGTTGATACCAGCACAACCTGCTTCATGTTTTCCTCAAATTCCTTTGCTTCTTGCATTTTTTTCTTTCTTGCCGCTGCTGCCATTTCTTTTGCCTCCTGTATACGTCTAGCTCTCTCGTCTACAATTGATTTCCAAGTGCCGGGTCCAAACCGTAAGTCAACTAACTGGCTGATTTCATACATTTTTTCTTTAGCTAGCTTAGCGTCTATGATTTCGGAAGCGACCGTTTCTACACCAAACTGATCGGCTAGTCCGGCAGCGGACGCTTTTTTATTGCGCCGTTCTTGAACCTGCCTTTCGCCTTCAAAAAGTTTGTCTATATAGCCCGCAATTTCAGACACGTCATTAGCAGTGCCAATCGCTCCTTTTATGCCGTCTACAGCACTTTTAAACAGGGCTATTCCTGCTAAAGTCTCCGCAATCATTTCGCCCCCAAGCTAAAAAACTATGTCTTTTTCCGTTTTTTCTTCTTTGACTTACCTGCCTCTGACAAAGCAATAGCGATAGCCTGCTTCTGCTTGTAGCCCTCGTCCATCAGCTTGCTAATGTTCTTGCTGATAGTGGACTGACTTGAACCCCGCGTTAATGGCATTAGCTACAACTATTGTAGCCGCCACCCTTTACGGCAGCGCCCATGCCACGAGCCGTTGCACGACCCATGTTTACCGGAACCGTTACATCCGCGGTCTTGCCATAAGGAATGCGGCCCTGACCCTTGATATCAGCATATTCTACTGCCTTGGGTGCCGCACCCGGCTTATTTGTTACGATTTTTACTACGCTTTTCATTTACTGGCCTCCTCTGCCAAGTTTAAGTAATTCACGCTCCATAGCGGACTGAATACGTGCCTGTGTCTGCCGCTCTTGCGCCGCCAACCGCTGCTGGAACTGATCCGCCCGCAACTGCTGGTTCTGTGCGTCAAGCTGCAACTTGGCTTGGTCGTTCTGTGCATCCGCCTGCTCGGCCTGCGCCTTGATCTGAAGCTCCTGCTCTTTAAGCTGAACCAACGGATCAGGGCCTTCACCAGAGATCTGACCAGACATCTGCTTGACCATCTGCATACCTTCCGCAACAAACTGTGCCGTCAAGCCTTCAATCTGCAACATCTCTTCCTCAGTGGCCGCCGCTCCGCCCGCCTGCTGACGGCTCTGAATAAACTGCACCGCTGCCCGCTCACGCGCCGCAATCTTTACGTGCTCCATAATGTGCTTCTGCAAGGCCATAGCCATAGTCGGCATACTTCCCACCATAGGAGTAGAGCCAAAGACCATGTGCGCCATAATGTGCGCCTCGTGCTCCTGACCCTCAAAAGCGTGTAACGGCACCATGTCCATTACGTCGATGTTCTCCTGCGCCGGATCCTTCGGAGTCGGCTCATCATCAGGAATGCGCTTCATAATACGGTCCACGTCCCGCACACCAAGCGCGTCGTACATGTCCCGATACACCTCGTACATGTTGTGCAACTCAGGGGCCGCCCCCGCCAACTGCAACTTAGTCTGAGCCAAAGCAATGCGCTGCGCCTGACTAAATACATTCGGATCAGATACCGGTATGATATCTACGCGGTCATCAAAATCAGACCGCATTACCGTGGCGTCCGCGCCCTCTACAGAATACGGATACTCCTGTGGCAAGCTCTCGCTCATCACCCGAGCTAAAATCTTAAACTCCTGCCGCATAGCGTAGTGCATACGCTTATGAACAGCACTCATCACCCGAGAGCCCTGCTCCAGCATAGCAATAGTTGTACCTACTGCCGCCTGCTGGTTACCGTCCCCGACCTTCATGTCCGTAATCGTGGCAAACCGCTGACCCGCTTGAACCACAAACCCCAACAGGTTAAACAAAGTCCCGTCAGGACCCTTAAATGGCAACGGCATCAGGCTGTCACGAATAGCCCCTCCGGGTGCGTCCACGTCACGGAACTCACCGGGCTGCAACGGATCATCATCATCCCGGATACGTAGCCCACGGGCCTTGAAACCCGCTGGGAGATTGGACAACGTACCAGCATCAATTAACTGTCGCAGTGCCGCCGTGGCGGTTCGTGACAAACCGCCAATAGTATGAATGAGGCCCAAGCCATAAAAACCAAAGCCCGGAAGGAACTTATAATGCACAAAATACTGGATTTTGCGCTTTAACTCGTCATCCTCGCGGTAATTCCGGCGAATAGACAAGACTTGCCCGTTATCCTGACTGATTGTGACAACATATGGTACTTTAATACCTGTAGGCTCGCCGTCCTCGTCAAGTTCCTCATACCCTTCCAAATCCAGATCGACATGACACTCCAAAATGGTGCAGTCGTAATCAATCTGCGTAGATGAAATACCATCTATCCGGTCTAGCTCATCTGAGACAGAGTCCATCTCAGCCTGCGCCGGAATGACCGGAACATCCAAATAAAAGCCCGCGACCTGCTTTTTCCGCAAATCGTTTAAAGACATCCGAATAGACTGCGTTATGTTCGGACAGGTGTCCAAATCTGCCGTCTCATACGGTACAACCAAGTTTTCCGCCGGTATAAACTTACTTACCGCACGGCCCAAGGTCTCGTCGTAATACACCTTTTTAAAGGTACTACCCGCCAGCGGTAAATAGAACAACATCTGATCCATGTCCGGCGTGTAATCTTCCATCACGTTAGTGATGTAGTAATTCATAAAATGTCTTACGCGTTGCGACTGCTGCTGCTTTTCTCTTGTCTCGCTTCCCATAATAGCAGTTCGCACGGGGCCGCTGGCTGGCAACAACTCATTGAACGCCTGCGCCTGAAACTGCGTAGCCGCCTCGGCAAGCAACGGGTGCGTAACCCCAGAAGCCCCTCTAAACGGCTGGGTCCTCTCCTCGTAGTTGAACCCAAGCAGTTCAAGACCGTTTGCATAAGCATCTTCCCAATCCTGCCTTCCTGCCTTGTTTGCGTCAAACTCACCCAATAACTCACCAGCAATGCGGTCAAGCTCACGATCAGGCATCTCCTCCGCCAAGTTGGCGTAGAAATCGTCGTTCATGCCGCGCTGATCTTCCGGATCAAAATCAATGGTTACACCACCGTCCTCCTCCGGAGAAATCTCAATGTCCATGCCTTCCGCCATGCCCTCAAAAGACACGACGTTGTCCATGCTGCCCGGAACCTCAAGCTCTACTTCCGCCGCTAAATCCTCCGGATCAAGCTGCGAAGGAACATTCTTGTCCATCAAACCGCCAATTGGTTTACGTGCCATCTGTTATCTCCTCTAGGCCTAACTTACCATAGGCCGGTGCATTTTCATAGAACCGTGGGCCGCGGTCAGTCATATATGTAGCTGGTGTCAAAATAACCCTCTTTGTCCCGCGGAAAATAAACATCTAAACCACCCTCCGGAGACTTAAAATAATGCTTGGCAAATGGCTGACTCTCCGCAGGAGTGCTTCTACGCTCCTCGGAACGACCTAAAATACGATCAAGCTGGGAAAAAACTTCGCGGTCCACGGTTTTTGCTAATTGTTGCGGAGTAGCATTTATACCCGCTTTCTTTAACAAAGATATGCCAAAAGCATTATTTCGGGTATCCATCTTAACGTCCTTGTACTTGGAGGAACCAAGTAACGGAAGCATTTCTGAAAACTCTTTAATCGTTCCTGCTTTAAGCGCCGTTTCTGGGCCATAGTCTTTCGCCATTAGCGCAGAAGCCAAAGCATGTGCCCGCGCATCTTCCAACTCACCGTATGTAGGCATGTCTGGCCGGGGCCGACCGGTTCGCATATATTCAGGTAGATTAAAATCCGTAGCCATCATCATTTTTTGGCCGCCTGTTTCCGGATCCATGATCGCGAAGCCCTGCTCGTCTTGCATCGGGATGTTGGCAGGATAGTTATATTCTTTAACCAATCGCTCCATAAAAGTGGGTTCTTCGCCATAAATGGCTTGAGCCATAGGATCATCCATACGGCCGGAGGTTCGCATGGCGTTGTACTTGTCAGAAGGTACTTCACCGGTAACTACATCATATAAAAAACTTCCAATCCCGGCTTCTTCTGGAACAGCGCCACCGTCTTCAAAAGGAATGGTATACCCTATGTTAACCCCGTACTGGTCCTCACCTGTCTCGCTCGGCATATATTGACCCGTGATCCGCGGGCCGCCACGAGGAAACTGATAAAAGGCGTCATATGATTGCGGAGCTAACTTCCCACTCCCGTATTTAATTTTGTCCGGGGCCCCCATGCGCCGTAGCTCATCAGGAAATTCTACCTCCCCTTTAGCAAAACCGCCGCTAACCCCAGCGCCAAACGTCCCAAAGTCTTCTACATTCGCCGCAAAACCCAATCTGCCGCGCCCCTGCTGTTGAGTCCGCGCTAAATCAAACGGCCCTAAATCCTGCGTACTCTCCGTTTCAGAAACCCTCGCATCTATTTGCGGCTGTACCTGAAAACCGTCAAAGTCAAATATGCCTGCGTCGGCCAAAAGACGTTGATATCCCTCGATTCCAAACTGCTGCACTAATTCATCTTCGGACAAAGAATTTAGTAGCTGAAGGGCACTTTCTCGTTTTGAGGCTTCTGCCTGTAAAAAAGCTTCTTCCCTAGTAGGCTCCCCGCCGTCCTGCATATAAAGCTCCGGAGCCGAGCGACCAAAGTCAGATCCTCTGCGGCCCTCGGGGAACTCTCGGTACATGTCATAGTATTCAAGGCGCTTATACTCACCGTCTACAGGATTGTACTCTTCTAAAAAAGGACCCATAAGATCCGCGGGCCGCGTTTGGTCTTCCGCGTATGCCGGTCCAGAAAACCCGCTGTCCTGCATATATGCCGGATCGTCGCGGGACAGGCCTAACGCTTCGTTCATAGACATACCACTCATGTCTATATACCCCGGATCGGCCGCGCCTAACGATACAACGCCGCCCTCGGAAAAACCTAAATATTCAAAAAGAGTCTCACCCTTTTTCTCTCCGGGCCCCGAATAATACTGACGCGCACCGGGCCCCAACTTTTTGTAGTACCCGCCACTGGCGGAAGCTTCAGGGGTCCCTGTTAAATAATCATATGCACCAGAAAGAGCTTCACCTACATAGTCGGCCGCCGCGGCCCCCAAATCTACTATCGAATTGCCCATTAATAATACGCCCTTATCTGAACTTGTGCGTCCTCGTCATCCCAATCGTCGCTGGGCAGTTGGACAAAATTACCTTGCCGGTAGCGCATTAATGCCTGTGTCATGCTGTCAACCAAGTCATCGTGCTCCCCGTTTGGAAACGCCGCCACCTCTTCGATCATTTCATCAGCAAAGACGGTGTCGGGGGCCCAAACCATACCCGCTTCAAATAACGGAGACACAGAGTGGACTCGTGTTATCTTATCATTTCCCTTGCTTGGCGTAAAGTTAACAACTGGTATGCCCATATTTCTTAGTTCCTGCGTCAAGGGCAGCCCAGACGCTTTGGCTTCTACAATTACTGTGTCGGGTTCCCAATACTTGTATTGCTCCAACGCCATGCTCTTTAGCTCCGGAAAGTCCCAGCGATCCTTCTGACTGTCCAAAAGGATGAGTCCCGGAGGGCCCCCGTGCTCCTCTGGGCGGAATACGCCCCACGTTGTTATCGCGCTAAAGTCCGCCGTCTCCCGCTTACTAAACGCCGTGTCATAGCTCTGAATAACATATTCAAGGTTTGGTATGTTGGACTTCTCCCACCGTTTCCACCAGTGGCGAGGTATGATTGCGTTCTCTTCGCCGGTAGGGTTCTGCTGATACTGTGCGTTCCACTTGCTCGGAGGAATAGACGCCTTTACCGCCGTAAGGTCTTCGATTGACCAAAATTCAGGCCAACACGGGGTCCCGTCGTCAAAAATAGCCGGTAGCTCTACAACTTCCCACTGATCGGCCAAAGGGTCTTTAGCCATCGCCTTCAAAAGTTGGCCTGTCATATCCTTTTCGGACCACCGGGTCTGGACCAAAACAATCGACCCACCCGGCTGGAGCCTCTGCCGGGGGCCCCCTGTGTACCAGTCCCAAGCGTCGTCAAACCCGTTAGCGGACATCGCTGTCTGCTCCGAGTGCGGATCATCAATGATTACAAGATCGCCGCCACGGCCAGCAAGATTACTGCCAACGCCAACAGCATAGTACATGCCTCCGCTAGAGGTATCCCAACGTCCAGACGCCTTACTGTCAGCAGCCAACTTAACATCAGGAAACACCTCTTTATAGCGGTCGTCGTCCAAAAGGTTTTTGGTTTTACGACCAAAGTTAACGGCAAGCTCCGTGGTGTGCGTTGCCTGAATAATCTTCATCCGCGGGTTCTTGCCCATCATCCAAGCAGGAAACAGAAAAGACGCAAACTCTGACTTCGTATGACGCGGGGCCATGTTGATAATCAAGCGCTTTAGTTCGCCTTTTGCAACTCTTTCCAGCTTTTCTGCAATAATCTTGTGGTGACGACCAGCAATAAACTCGGGCCACATAGATTTTACAAAGGTCAAGAAATCATTCTGACAAGCTTCATTCTTCTCGATTTGCGCGAGTCGCAGGCGAAGCTTCAACTCCTGATCGGAAACATCCATAGGGGGCCCCTGAACAAAAAATTTATAAAAATATTTATGCCTGTTTTTTGCACAGTTAACAAGTTTTCCGTTTTTGCCTAAAAAATAGGCAATC